GGCCCAGGCGTTGCTCTAGCTCGCTAAGAGGAGGTTCTATGGGTAAAGGCACGTTTCGACTCCTTTCAGGAGCTCAGAGAGCCGTAGAGCGCCCCGCGAAGGGCGCTCTACGGATCTCAGCCGGACTAAACGGCGACGGTGCTCGTCTTCACGCGGACAATGCCGCCGTTCTCGATCTCGGTAACGGTGGCCGTGCCACCCTTGCTCTGACCGTTCACCGGAGCGCCGTCGTTGTAGGTGCGCTCGATCTTGTAGGTCGGCAGGATCGCCACGCCGGAGAAGGTCGAGACGAACGAGCGATCGACGGTCTTCTCAGCCAGGTAGTCGCGCATGTAGCGGAGGCTGAAGCCCTTCTCGTTCACCGTCGCGCCGAAGCTCGCGCCCTGAGGCACGACAGGAGCGCGGGTAACGAGGGTGACGGCGTCGCGGTGGAACGCGATAATTTCGTCCTCGTCCAAGCGAGTGTTTTCCACGATCGTGAAGCCTCGCACCTGCCCGACGTTGGCCTCGCGGAGCGCGGCGGTGGAGCCGGACTGGGAGGCGTCCGTCAGAACCTTGGAGTCGAGCAACTGGGCGTAAACCTCAGTGCCGACGGCAACGTTCAGGCCGGAGGCGGAAACGCCGTTGTCGCGGAGGATCTTGCGGATCGCGGTGAAGGTGCGAACCGGGTCGTTCGGATCGTAGGCGACGGTGTCGGTCTCTTCGACGCCCTGGAGGGCGGTCGCTACGCGGTGCTCCAGGAGGTCGACGACAGCGGCCGCCTGGGGGGCCAAGACCTGCTTGGAGAAGTCCTGGAGCTCCAGGGTCAGATCCTTCTCGGACAGCGGGACCGCGCTGTAGTCGTGAGCGCGGTTCAGGTTGATCGTGTGGTACGTCTCGGCGATCTCGTCCATGAGGATCGAGTTGGTGACGTCGTCGATCGCACGAGAGCGGGCGACGAGGGTCGTCGGGATCGACAGGGCGACGGGAGCGCCGCCCTTGCCACCGGCCATGAGGTCGTTCTCGAAGTTGCGAGACACGAGGCCGGACAGGAGGGCGTCCTCGTTCACGAGGGAGGCCAGTACGCGAGCGGCTTCGCCGGGAGTGTAGAAGTCGTTAGCCATGAGGGAATGAGTCCTTTACAGGTAGAGGGGGAGGGGAGGAGGGAGCAAGCTCTAACGCTCGCGAGCGGCCTTAGCGATTGCATCGGGATCGAACGGGGCCTTTGCGTCGCCGCCGTGGCCTGGAACGAGGTTGGGCTTCGGCGTACCGGGAAGCTCGGCGGGCTTCTGATCGCCGTCCTTATCGGCGTTTTCGCCGTCGGCGGGCTTGCCGATCTTCGCGAGGCGTTCGGCCTTGCTCATGAGCTCGTCTTCGGTTTCGCCGGAGAGCAAGTCGGCGAAGTCTTCGAGCTCGGGGTGCTTCCGAAGCACCTTCTGGAGAGCCACGTCGCGGTCCTTGTCCTTCGCGGCCTTCTCCAGGTCCGCGAGGCGATCCGTGAGCTTCTGGATCTCGCTCTTACCTTCGGTGTCGGCGGCGTCCTTCTCGACCTTCAGGTTGTCCCGTTCGGTCTTCAGGTTGTCGCGTTCGGTCTTCAGGCCAGTCACTTCGGCGCGGAGGTTCTGGACGAGGCGCCAAGCCTTCTTGGCGTCAAAGTCGTCTCCCCAGGGATTTTCGCCTTCCGGCTTTGTATCCTCGGTCGCGTCGGTGGTCTGTGCTTCGGTGTTTGCCATGTATAAACGTCCTCCTGGGACGGGTAAGCGCCTCGTACCTGACGGAGCGCGGGGTGATTTTGGGCATGAAAAAACCCGCCTGGGCCGAAGCCGAAGCGGGTTATTCAGTGGGAGAGGTTACTCTCCCCATTCCTTCCTTACGTCCGCGATTATCGCGGGGAGGAATTGATCGTTTGGGGTTGTGTGGAGTGTCCGGGAGAGGATCTCGTCCCACAACTCGCGGGCCGGGACGCCTCTCTCGGCGCCGTCATTCATGAGTCCTCGGACGAGCTCGCGGATCACGTAGCCGAGCTTCTCGGCGTCGATCTCAGAGAGGAAGGCGAGCCGGTCTGGATCTTGATAGATCAGCCAGCCCACAGTCTCGTCGTCAGGAACCCAGATTCTCGCGACCGTTCCAATCGCTTCCCAATCAGGCGCCGGGTAGCGCTTGGGGGAGTAACTGAGAATGAACGGCTCGGAGGCTCTGTCTTCGAGCATCCATATCTCCTTTCGATAGTCACGTCAAGCTTAGCACGCGAGTCGCCTCACGTTACTGGAACGGCTTGGAGGCCGGGGCCGGGGTTGCCGTCCGGCCAAATTCGATCGGGTCGACGTCCTTCGGGATCGCCTCAGCTTCGACAACCCAGTGGTGACCATTCGGGGACTTGTAGACGTTGTGAATGTACAAGCTCGTCGAGCGAGCCAGGAGCATTTCCCGCTCGCCCTGGAACTGGCTAAAGGGATCGACCCAGGAAACGGGATATCCCTCGGGAACGCGGATCTTCATCTGTACTGAGCCGCCGAAGGACGAGTTATCGGACGCGCCGGACATAGCTGTGGAGGTGTAGCCGTGGTTCGTCTGGACAGTACCGATCAGATCCTCGGGAGGCGGAGGCGGTAGGCTCCTGGAGCGATTGCCGTCGGCCAGGGCGAACTCGTCCCAGCCGGTGCCTCGCGTCACGATGAAGTCCTCGCTTGCCGTGTGGAAAGCGGCGTCAGCGTCGCGGGTCGGCGCTCCCCAGGAGTCCGAAGGGACTTTGTCAGGGTTGGCCGCCTTGCGAAGCGACTCGTTCCAGGGCCGGTAAGACCCGCCAGTGTACTTGTAGAGGGCGTCTTTGCCTGGGCCCTCGGCCGGGATCTTGTAGGTCTTGTTTGCCCACTCGACCGCCTCGCGGTTAGTGGCGAAGATCCGGGCGCCGTCCATGCCTTTCGCTACAGACGTCACGCCATTTACTTCGCGCCACTCCTCGATATAACGCTTGTAGCGCGTCATTCGGTTGCGGTAGGCGGTCAGCTCTTTCTTGTACGCCGCAGCGGCGCCAGGAATAGGCTCGTCGGCCTTTTTGATCGCTGCCAGGGCGTCGTTATAGAGCGCGTCGTCGATGTAGTGCTGGCTCTTCAGGTAGCTAAGCGCCGGGAGGTTGTGCTCGTTTACTACCTTCTGGAAATAGCTCCAGTTCAGCGACTTTGTGAGGTCGTTCTTAGGGTTGCCGGTCTTATCGGCAAAGTCCTTGAACCGCTTCTTAGCGTCCTCTAGCCACTGATCGAAAGCGGCGGGCCCCAGGGTCGAGGCGGGCTTAGGCTCGATCGGCTTTACTGGGGCGGGCTTGCCCTGCCATTTCTTGATCTTCGCGGCTTCGGCGGCGGCCTTTTTGGCCTCTTCCTCGGCGGCCTTCTGGGCGGCCAGGGTTTCGGCTTCGCGTGCGGCCTTCTCAGCTTCAGCCTGGGCGACTCGTTGCGTCTCGTAGGCCGCCTGGGCGGACTTGCGAGCCTCGACGATCACCGGGGAGGCAATGTGCTTAGCAACCTTCTCAGTGAAGGTCTGGAAGACGGGAGAGCCTGGATCATTCACGGCCGCCGAGTAGAACGAGCGCCACTCGTTCACGTTCAGCGTCGTGCCCTTCGAGCGGCCGGGGAGCGGGTTACCGTCCTCGTCGACGCCGTCCCAGAGGCGGCGCAAGGCCAGGGCGTCAGGGCTCCAGCCGTCGTGAGGGTCGCCCTTGAAGAACGGCCGGACAGAACAGCCGCAGCCGTTGTGAGCGCGGAAGCGGGCCGTCTCTTTGCTCTTGTAGTCCGGGCCACGGCTTAGGAGCATGGCGCAGAAGTGGCAGGGTTGACCATCTGAGACGCGGCTCCAGCCGAGGGCGTCTTTGTCGTTCTGGACGAGCTTGATCAAGCCCTGACGGGGAGCTTCCAGGGTAAGGCGCTTACCGACGGCGAGGGTCTGCTTCTTCGCAGAGTTGAGGGCCTCTTGAAGGCCCATGCCGGTAGAGAGTTGCTTCCGGATCGAGACAGGGCCGGTCATGAGGAGGGCCTGAGTCGATCGGACGATATCAATCTTCGGGACGTCGATCGTCGGGATCGTCGACTCGAAGCCAGCGCCCCTCTTGGCCGCGCCGTAGTAATCCGTGGCGGTCTTCAGGGCTAGCCCGCGTCCGGCCGATACGAGGGCCAGCGCGGAGCGAAGGTAGGTGGGGAACGTTGCGTCGAGGTTCGCCGGGTCGAGGCCCTTGTCGAACGCTACAGCGAGGCCAGCCTGGACGGCGGCGGCGTCGCGTACTTGCTTTGCCATGTGATCCTGGGAGAGGCCCACGAGGTTTACCACTTGTGGGCCTCCCTTCAGGATTACTAGGCGGCGCTCGTTCCGTTGAGCGCGTCGGGGTTGGGTGCTGCCGTCTGCCGTTGCATTTCGGCGACGAGTCCGCCGATAAGGTCGGTTTCGTCCTTGATCGACTTCCAGTAGGCGACGTCGGTATCCGTGATGCCGGGGATCTTCTCCCACAGAGCTTCGACGGGGACGCTGAGCATCTGGGCCATTTTTCCGAGGGCGTCCACGGTCTGAGCCAGGGAGCGGGCCTCGGTGTCGCGCCAGCGCACTTGCGAGGAAGTGTCGATAGCGCCCTGGGCGTCGCCAGCGGCGAGGGACGCAAGGCGGAAGGTCGATTCCCAGGACTCGCCGAAGAGAGTCTCGTACTCGGAGATCTTCCGCTGAGTGCTTGCCTCCATCTGGGCCAGCGCGTCGGCCGACAGGTTGACGAGGTCGCCGGTGAGGATATTCGGCGAGATCTGGGCAACGGCCGCCAGGGTCCGAACCGTGTTGTCGTAAGCGGACATATGGCCGGTGAGCTCGGTCTGAGCGAAGTCGCCAAACTTGGCGCCCTCAGAGTCCGCGATCCATAGACGGTCGATCGCCGCTTGGAAGGGCTCGACGGCGTTACCGTCTTCGTCCTCGGGGATCGCAAGGCCGGAGGCCCAGCGCTGGCGGAAGCTCGCATACTGGAGCGCGATCAGCGTCGAGAAGACCACTTCGTTTACACGGTCTTGGAGGGTCTTCAGCGGGAGGATAATTCCTCGCGCCTCGCCGTCCAGGCGGTCGCGGAAGCGGACCAGGGGCGTGTAGCCGAGGTTATGATCGTCGACTCGGGACAGGGTCCACTTGTCGGAGTCCTTCGGCTTGGCGAACGTGTAAACGCTCTCCTTGTCGTAGAGCTCGATCAGCCGCGTTCCGTCGATCGTCGTTCCCTTGCGGTTAATGCCGACCTCGGGAAATTCGTCGTCCTCGTCCTGATACCAAGCCGCAGAGCGGAGCGGGGAGAGGGGCTTGATCAGCGGGACTCGGCGCGTCTGGAGCGTCCCAGGAAGGACGAGATTGTAAGACGTGCCGTAATCCAGGGCGCCTCGGTGAGTGATGCTCTGGCGGGCGTCCAGGCGGTTCGCTTGCCACCACTGCCAGCCGGTCACGT